GACACGAAAGCCTTGGCGTTATCCTTCGATATATCCATCATCACGCCTATCCAGAACGAGATGATTATGATCAGGAAATAGACTAGCATGTACACCCAGCTACGGATGAACTTGCTCTTCCGGAAATCCCCGTGATCCGCAGCCAGCCCCCAGAACGTGTCTATGAAGGCCAATGATAGGATCACGACCAAGAAGTTCTCGATTGGAGACATGAAGTCTAGCATTGTCACCACGGCGGCTATCGCCATTGTCTTTAACCAGTTGCCCGCTTCTAGCAGGTAGGGGATGTATCTATCCATTCTTCCGATCCTTTTTTTTATTTAGTTATAAAACCACTACGCTCTCATCCTCTCTCGCCGCCTCCCACTCGGCGAAATCTCTATCCACAGCGATCAACTTCTTCACTATCATGGCGAACGCCCGGCTGTCTACATCATGTGCCAAGTAATGCTTCAGAAATCCCAACACGGTATCCAGACAAATCAGTATCGTAAGGAACTTGACAAATTCCCAGTCTCCGAACACGTAGCGTTCAAACAGCTCGGCGATCGGAGACAGGGGGATTGAGACGAAGGTTATTTGTTTGAGGTTGCGCATAAATATTAATAATTGATTTTTTTAGTAGTAATATCAATAAGATTAGATGTATTAGTTTTTATTAGTATATCTCCATCTAGATCAATGCCATCAGATGTAAATTTATGCTTTCCCTCAGATATAATAAGAGGGTTAATGAATTTTCTTGTTTTATCAAGAAAGCCTGTTAAACATTCTCCATTACGGAAATATCCTGTTGTCCAATGGCCAGCAGCTTGAGAAGAAGTAACGAATTCTTTATGAAGAATTTCCCATGTTAATCCCATGTCTTTACTAACAAGAATAGAGCAATGTTGTGGTCTTATTGCGTCTTCTGGATAAAAATTCACAACACTATCATGATAATTTTGCCAATCTCTAACCGTATTAGCAGATTGAGTATCTTTCCAATTTTGAAGAACTTCGCTATCCGATATAGCTTCAATAGGAGGAAAATAACTCAAAGCATTAACTGAACTATCTATCTTAGTAAATGCGTATATATTATCAGTTACATCAGATTGTCTAATGGCAAATACTGTATTAGCCCATATCCTTGATACTTTCCTATGTGTTTTATCATCAGAATAAATTAAATCTATATCACAATGGAAAGGACCATCACTGCCAACAAGAATTCCATATGGCGTTGCTAACATTGCTGAGCCTTTAACTGTTAATGTTATATTCAAATCTATCCAAGTATTTCCACCATCAACAGATTTAAAAATAGTATTAACTTCTCCAACAATAACGTATAATGAGCGATTATACTTATTGAATATAATAGAGTGTATATGTCTACCATTAGATGTATATCCACTGTCATTAAAATTAATAATGTGTTTCCATGTATCTCCACCATCTGTAGACTTATATATCGAAGGATTTTCATGACTTAATGAATATACTCCTGCATATAAGTTTCCTTTATCATCTTCACAAAAAGTCCATACGGTATCTCTATTATCTTCTGATTCTGTAGGTATATCAGAATTCGGATTGTACAATTTAAGAACTTGTTTAAAAGACGAGTCTCCATATTTTAGCTTATAAACCCCTCTTTCAGAAGAAGATATGTTACTATAAGAATCGTATGGAGATATGAATACATTTAATTTTGAATCCATATAAACTCCTCTCCAATCAGTAGCACCAGATATATTAAGAAGTTCCGTTTCACCATCGTATCCTATTTTAACAACTTTCCCCCCACTTCTTGTAGCAATAATTTCTCCATTAGGGTACATTACAGCATTCACTATATAATTATCTGAACTTTTAGTATCTCCTTGATATACTAAAACTCCTTCTTTGGCTTCATAAGCAATAGGAACACCTGTTACATTCTCTTTAAAATAAACATTAACATTAGAAGTATTATCATTGCTACTTTTAAATAAATATTTCCTACAAGTGTTTCTTACACTATTTGTAAAACTTATAGCAATATAACAATCTTCTATAGCTGTATATGTAAATTTTCCGAAAGCACCATTCCCCGCAGCAACAGATTTATAAAATGTACCATTTTCATCAGTAATTGATATAATAGAATGAACATTGCTTCCACCTGCATTAACTATAATCGTTTCCCCTTTTAATAATTTTATAGGAAAAGAATAAGATACATCAGAAGTGCTTGATTTATAAACATTCCCATTTATGTTAATATAATAACCTTCAGTTAGACTTAAACTTATATCTTCTATTAGATCTCCAATACGAGATTCTGCATTGTAATTTTTCAAAAAATCATACAATAGTCCGCCTTTTAAAGAAATACCATCTCGATATAACAATATGATTTTACCGTTTTCATAGAAAGATCCATCACTGTATTTTGATTTTTGAATAGTTACTAAATTATCTGTAGTTCCTTTATACGGAGCGTCATTTAAATCAACAAAAATAGCTTCAAAATCATTTAACGTAATTTCTAATCCATTTTCATCAGCAATATAAAAATTTTTTTCATCATTAAATATTCTAATAGTTCCAAAAGTTTTAACATAAGATTGAGTTGAACTTTCTTTGATAATATTGGCAGACTGTTGTGTTATTATATAATTATAAACAAAATCTTTAGATTGAGCATTTACTAATAAGCCATTAACAACCTTATGATTATCTCTATAAGCTAAAACTATTTTCTTTTCTAAAGAATCTAAATGTTCATAAAAGTCAATTTTAATTTCTTGCAAATTATCCATCTTTCCAGAATAATTAGCTGGTATATCAGAAATATCCACATAAGCTATTTGAAAATCATTCAAGGTAATTCTTTTTAAGCCTTCAGAATTAATATAAAAACTTCTATTATTTCCAACGAATAATCTCACTACTCCATACATATCCACATTAGAAGAATCAATAAGATTAACAATACCAATTTTATGTTCAGTTATTAAAAAACTATTTTGGTTGAAATTTTCTTTTTGTTCTTTTAAACGAATATGATTATATATACAACCTCCAGAGACATTTGTTTTATTACGATAAAATAGTACTAATATATCTGGAGTAAATATAAAAGATCTATCTGTATAATTAGATTTTTGTATAGGTATAGGTTTATCTTGGTCATTTCTAAAATTCTTAGGATATAAAGATAAATCTATATAAAGAGCTTCAAAATCATTTAATTCGTAAGTTATATCACTATCCCCCACGATATATAAAATTCTATTTTGACTCAAAGCTATTCTGCAATGTTTGGATAATTTAATAGTCGATTTATCAATTCCATCCGTTATATGCGCATTAGAGTAAGTAACAAATACTTCTTGATAACAATTATTTATAATATTAGTCACCTCCCCCCTCAAGCTCGTCTCCCTCGCGTCCGTGTCAATCCACGGTTTCGAGGAATGGGCTTGCGTAAACTCATATATACGCCCATCCTTTCTCACGATATCTCCCGCATTGTACACTCCTTTATCGGAGAATTCTGGGAACTCGTCTATACCGGTAGCCATGTTTGTAGAATAAGTATCCTTTATCACGTTTCCCTTGTCATCCTTCACCGCTTGTATCGCCATGTCAGCTGAGGTCTTAGGAGTCTCATAATTTACTTGGGATGACTGATCTCCCAAATGGACAGCGTCACCATCCACCTCTCCTATTCCCTCTGATACATTTTTAAAATTACTGTTGATCTTATCGACCATCTGCGCCCCGTTATCCGGAGTCTGACCATTTCTATTATCTTTGATGGGTTGTATCGTTATAGCCATACATCTATTTTTTTTATCGTTTTTTATTATTTTCCTCCGCTCTCAGGCAACATTCCTATTATCTCATCCCTTAAGCTATCCAAATCAGATTTAGTAGCGTATCCGCTAAGATCTGAAGACGTTAGGAAACCGCTGACATCCGGAATTTCCGACCTGACATCGTTTATAGAATCGCTTAACTGGGTCTTCGTGACGAAAAGCTCTATGGACTTACTGACAGAGAAGACCTTCGTATCGCTAGGCTCATAGATCTCACCTCCCTTTACGACATCCCTCTTGTACATGAACAGGAAATCGGCTAGGTAAGAGCTGAACACATGTTCCTCATCTATATAATACCTGTCCTTATTGGACATCACGTTCCCTTTCCTAAAAAAATACTTATCCGTAGAGGCGGATGAGTATACAGTATAGTCCGATCCCATCTTGTCATCCGTAACGCTAACCGTAAGCACGTCCGGTATCCTAGGTCTTATCCCTCTTCTCGTAGAAGCGTTATTTCCCATAAATCAATCCTCCCATGATAAATCTTCGTTAGTAAGCACATATCCGTTAGCGTCCACGAAATCGTCACGCAGGAACCATAGATTGGGAGAATCCGCATAGTCTTCTTCTTCGTATGGGGATCTCTCCAACTTGACCGTATAGATATATTGTGGTGAGCCCTCCAATACTACTTGTTGCTCTGGAACGCTGGACTCGCTCCTCACGTATCTCTCCCCGTTTATCTCCACATGGCCTAGGCATAGGATATTGTTCAGCAATCTCCCCATCTCGAACGGGACTCCCCTATTATCCCCAAGGGTAAAAGTCATGTCATCGTACGGAACGCTATATAGCTCTATGAGTTTCTGGTTTTGAGTACGAAAGAACTCGTTACTCACATGCAATGACCTACCATCCGTCTTGAAACCTCCCTCTACGGCTAAGGTAAATACTCTCTTGCGATCATCCCCCGCATCGAATATGGCCTTGAACGGAACGATATTATCAGGATGGGTATATCTTATCAAGGAGCATTCGGCAAACTCGTCAATGTCACATTTACGGAACACGACACTCTCCAAGGATTGGTACCCCGTCATTATCACGGCCTTGTAAATACCGTTGTCAAGATCCATCGTTATCATGAACTCATATAAATAGGAAGTATTGTTTATCTTGATCTTGGAGGGATTCACCCGTATATATTGCCCCGTGGAGAGATCGTATATTCGCATATAGCAGCTCACGTTACCCATCAGGCATTGCACGATGATAGGATCGTTATCCCACCCAATCCTCTGGATATACTCCACCGGTCTCTCCACGGACGGGGAACTCACGTCAAAAAGGAGAGGGCAAACCTCGCTAATGCAATCTTTCAACCTCATATACGCATATAAATAAAAAGAGCCGCACCCAAAGGATACGACTCCTCCGGGAACGGCTCTTAGGCTCTGAGACAAAAGTAAGTATTATTTTTTTATAATCAAACGGTTATGTTATGTTTTTAAGGAGCAACTCATAATCTACCGTCTGACCTTTCCCGATACGCTCGGTTATATCGGACACGTATCCCACGTACGTCTTACCGGAAAAGGAGCATGATATCCGTCCCTTATAGTTACCCGGGAACGGGGATAACCCAATGGTAGACACCTTTATCTTATCGGATCTCAACAACCTATCACTATCTTCTATGGAAATCCCTCCACGTTCGGATATGCCTTTTATGGATACATCGGCATTGCCCTCCGAGGACGTGAACATCAATCCGCTAGCGGACATACCGACGTATCCCTTGTTGGCCATCAGCATATTCCTTGGGGAATAGGCGGCGTTGAACATGGTATCGGGGAATAGAACGCCGGTTATGGGATACGTCTGGTCTATAGATATCGTCCGGGGGGTCAACACCCCTTGGCTCATTATAGCGTCAACAATAAACACGTCGTTGTCCGAATCTGTGTCCTTCGTCTCCTCATCCCTCTCGGCCACGAGGAATTCAATTCCATAAGGATCGGCACGATAAGGGCTTATCAACTTCAAGACATTGTCCGTGGCCTTTATCCCCGTGCTGAATGAGTTCGTGAAATGAAACTCGTCACGCCCGTTTATCTCGTCGTATTCCTGTTTGTCGTAACCCACTTCCACGCCGCTATAGACTACCGAACTATCTATCGTATGAGTCATGGAGTTTATCTCCGTCAATGGCAACGGATCGGTCACGGAATCATAAAAATCGCACAGAGGCTTAAATATAACCTTTCTGTTGACATCATCTATCTCCCAGTCATAGCCTAACACGGCCTTGGCGAACTCCGTGAACTTAGAGAATGACGTATGTATCTTTGCGTCCTTGATCCCACGTATGCTCTCAGCCGCCATGATATAGGGGATCGGAATATTCCCGGTCTTTATTTCCCCGGTATAATCCTTAAGCCCCATGTTCGCTAATATCTTAGTCAACAGGGTAGAGGTTTTAACAACATCGATAGAAACCGACTCGCCTTTATCAATGTATGTGACACTGATATCTTTCACGTTAGACACCTCCGCTTTCATCGTGTCCAACGTAGCGGCATCAATAAATAATTTCAAGCGATATCCTTGTTTTAACTCTATATCCTTGTCAATTCTAACTTCCTGTTTTTCCCCGATAAAACCTAGACCCGCTATATTCTCTTTACTGATTGTCACGTTATCCTTGTCTGTCAACCATAGATATAACCCCGGAGATACAGCATCCGGGGCTGATAACGGGGTTATATCAAAATTCAATACTAATCTAACCGTGATATTCGTTAACGACTCCACGAATGGCAATATGCTTTCTGAGGCTTCATGGTACGTGCCGATATCATATTGTACCAATCTACCGGGAATCGGGAAATTAACGTCATTGTAAACCATAGGGAACTCATGGTTTCCGAAATATTCGATAGGATATACACCGGTTTCTGTCTGTTCGTCCGTAGGATTGACGCTCCAAGACACCCTATTATTCAAGTACATCCTTTCATATGTCATTTTCACCTGTGGCATGTCGCTTACCGCTATGTCAAAAGTCTGCGATTTCTGGGAGTTGATAATGGAATAGGTATCATCATCGATCGCACTCAAGGTAAGCGTATGCCCATCGTCACTATAGCTCATAAAGTCCAAAGAACAACGATACGCCTCTTTGTACGTGAGATCGTTAATTTGCCGATATATCACTATCTTTGCGGAAGATTCAATATACTTGGATAGGTATAAATCCGTCAAAAGATCGTAAGCTCCTTTTACGAACTCGAACTTCTTGGCGAACTTACGATATATCCCACCAAAATCCTTTCGAGTAAAAGACAACTCGACATCATCCCAATTCTTTAGATCATTGGTTATATCCGTCTCCTTACTATCTATTATCAAAGAAATCTTTATCATACGCGTATAAATAAGAAGAGCCGCCCGGGGACAAATACGTCTCCGGCACGGCTCTTTGGCTCTGTCACAAAGATAATGACTATTAAGATAATATCAACTACTTGATCGTCTTATATTTCTCGATCACCCGCAAGAAATCCCTCACGCATGACACGGCCCTCATCTTGTCCATGATATACCCGTCCTCGTAATTACCCTCGCAACTCAAATTGATAAGCGTATCTATCATATCGTCCATATCCTTAGAGAACAGGCAAGTGGACATACTCTTTATCTCTCTCATCATTTCCGGGGTTATGGTCAAGTCACCAATAACCAACTCATGAGCGTGGTCAACCTTGATCTCGTTACCGTCGGCTTTCACGACGATGCTTTTAATCTCGTTCTCTTTCATATTCAATCAATCTTTTAATATTCCACAATTATTTTCAAGTCACAAAATGTTAAAGTATTGGCCGTACGCCTTTATATCGTACCTCAATAATATATGTATATCAATTAGTTTCTGTCTGATCTCTCGATCAATGGAAGAATACCGTTTCTTTTTAGCTCCTCATATAAGAACAAGCGTCCTTTCTGAGTCCATTCGGTATTAAGGCTCACGTCCGGGCTGCCGTTGGAATGGGTGTAGTTGTGAGTGGCACTATGGACATAGCCCTTACCTAAATACTCCCCGTACAATATCCATTGCCCGTTGATCTTTCGTTGTATGCGGAGATCACGCAACAAGGCGTTGAATCTTATGGCTGTCATTCCATAATCCTGCGCTATCTGGGTGACGAGAACGGTCTTCTTGCTCTGGAGGACAAAACGGGCATACTCGCTTTGATGCTGTAGTTCCACGTTCTCCGCTCTCAACTCCGTTATCTCCTCATTCTTTTGCTCTAGCCTCTTCTGCTGCTCCTCTATTCGCATCTGTTGCTGTGCGGCTAGCATTAGGGCCTCCCCGTAGGATTGAGGCACCGGATATTGTTGGATCTCCTTCCGAGATAATTCTTTCCTGCTTTCCTCACAGGCGATAAAATACTTGCGGGCTTGCTTGCCTTTCTCATTTCCCTCAACCATGGACAGTTCCTTGGCCATACCAATGGATAGAGCGTATTCTATTTGAGGTCTACCGCCTTTAGGGTTTTC